CTAATACATTAGATAAATACAAATTAAAATTCGCTTTGTTAGAGAACAACAAGGAAAAAAGTTCATACATCATTTAGAACAAATATTTCTCTATATTATATAAACTATAATGGAAAATAATATAATGGATTCTAATACATTCAATGTAAATCCTAGTGTTGATATATTTGGAGAAATATTAGAAACAAATAATTTAGTTTTAAAAGTTGCTGTATTGTTAGTGGTTGTGGTGTTATTTGTAGTATTATTCAAATTTAGTGTGTTTATTCTTGGATCTTTATTTTCTGTTGACAAATCACCAAAAATTGTGGACGGTCTAAAAAAAGCACAATCTCCGCATGTAGTTAAGCAAAATCCAGATTTTAGTGAAAGCGTTCCAATATTACGATCAAAAAACGAGGAAAATGGTATTGAGTTTACGTGGAGTGTTTGGTTGTTCATAGACGATATCACATACTTAAAGGATCAATACAAACACGTTTTTCACAAAGGTAACTTAAATATAGTTAATGAAGAATCGCGCAAGGGTATAAATTATCCAAATAATGCACCAGGTTTATATATTTGTCCGAATACAAATGATTTATTGGTAGTTATGAACACATTCTCAAATATCCATGAAGATATAAAAGTCAAAAATATACCAATAAATAAATGGTTGAATGTCCTAATTCGAACAGAAGGACAAACACTCGACGTTTACATTAATGGTTTGGTAGTCGCAAGAAGAAAATTGAACGATATTCCTAAACAGAATTATGGAGACGTGTACATTAATCAAAACGGTGGATTCGCAGGATATATATCCGATTTACGTTATTTTGATCATGCTGTAAGTATAAGTGAAGTGAACAATATCATGCGTAATGGACCAAATCTGAAAACGGATAAATCAACATTAGATTCTTCAAACCCACCATATTTATCATTAAATTGGTTTTTATACAATGATTTATAAGTTATGTTTTATAATAAAATTGAATATATTTTATTATATTAAATACATTTTTATTATACTATTAATTTAAATACAATGACGGAATCCAATATTCAAAAATCGCTTATGTTTCAAAAAAAAGATTCATACAGTAATGACGATTATATTTCAAAATATCTCGATATTTATTTACAACAACCTAAAGAGATTCAAAATGTACTTGAATACGAGGTTCGTTTTGGGCATGAATATGGGGAACACGCATATATCATAAATCATGCTGAATACGAAAATACTATTCGGATTCTGAAATCAAGTGGTTATCAAATAAAAGACGGAGACTATACACTAAAAATTGGCGTAAATATGAATGAAGTGAATCGCGTTGAAATTCAAGGTATTCATGCTATAAGAGAATATTGTGAAGAAGAACATATACTCGGCGTCTCAAATAAAGACGCTATATCCTATACTGTCAAAAAACGTCTGGAAAACATAAATCCTTACAATTATACGGATTACGGTTTTCGTGTAGATCTTAAAGAAGACAGGGAAGTCAACGACATAAAAACAGAAGATTGGTCTAATGAACAAAAGACCTTTCGATTGGTAAGTCGTATTCATGCGTTTCATCCAGATAGACCTAATATCAGAATTGATTTGAGTGTAGTGAAGAGCTCAACGACAAACAAGTCTACAACTTTGAAAGAGTCCGGAGTATTAATGAAAAAAAAAACGTATAGTATTGAAATTGAGTATGTGTCTAATACACACGATAATATATCATTCAATGTTGAAGTTCAAGATATCAAATCTTGTATAACTGATATTCTCAGAGGTATTCAAGAAAATAGATTTCCTGTGAAATATGAAGAACTACGAAATATTGGAATGGAATATATAAAGTTGATAGATACCGAAAAGAATATCCCTGTAAACTCGATATTTCAAAATCAGCTAAAACGATTGTATACAAAATTCTTTATTGGTCCTTCTTCTGTTTCGTTAGAGAAACAGCATATTACAAAATCAAACACAATCAATATTATCGAGCATTATAACGTTACAGATAAAGCAGACGGTGAAAGAAAATTACTATATGTAAGCAATAGCGGTAAAATGTATTTGATATCCACTGGTATGAAGTTTGAATTTGTTGGATTGAAATGTGATCAATATAAAAATTCATTGCTTGATGGAGAACATATAATGTACGATAAAGAAGGTGCTGTGTATAATGCATATATGGCATTTGACGTGTATTTTGTTAAAACTAAAGATTGTCGAAGTTTGCCGTTTTATGCTGAAAATGACAAGAATAATAGATCCAAAATATTAGATGGTGTTATCAAAAGTATGAATGTCGAAAAACTTGTTTCACATGAGAATTCATTAAAAATCGACATGAAGCGTTTTTATATGGGTGAATCTATATTCAAATGTTCGCATGACATATTAAAGCAAATACATAGCAGTACACTTAATTATAATACTGATGGATTGATTTTTACACCTTCTAATATGGGAGTAGCAATTAATGTTGGTGATAATCCATTTAACAAGAGAGTTACTTGGGATAAATCATTCAAATGGAAACCACCAGAAGCCAACACGATTGATTTTCTAGTACGATTTGTAAAGAAAAACAACAGCCATGAAGTTCAAGTGAAACACGGAAATGAATATAAAACATTAATTCTTCATGTAGGATATGATGAAAATAATCCTGAACATGGATATTCGCAACCATGTAAGGACGTTTTAATGGATAGAAACATGTTTCAACATAAATACACTTCTAGCTATAAAGCAACTCCATTTAAACCAACAAATCCTAGTGATTCTAATGCTATGTATTGTAAATTGTATTGTGATTTAGAAGGATACGTAAAAACTGAAGATAATAATATTATTCAAGACGATACTATTTTAGAATGTAGATACGAGGAAACAAGAGAAAACGGTTGGCGGTGGATTCCTATTCGTGTAAGACACGATAAAACTGCGGAATACCGTAATGGTGTTAAAAAATTTGGAAATGATTACAAAGTCGCAAATAATGTGTGGCATTGTATAAATCACCCAGTGAAAGAATCGATGATTATTGGTGAAGAAATTGTAGACATTAGTGACGTAAATGACACCTTATATTACAATAGAACAGAATTGAACACGACTACTGAACTACGGGATTTCCATAATAAATATGTGAAGAAAAAAATAATTGCAGCTGTTTCAAAAGAAAACAACACATTATTAGATCTAGCAGTTGGTAAAGCTGGTGATTTATATAAGTGGATTCATGCGGATTTACGATTTGTGTTAGGAATTGATTTGTTCGAGGACAATATTCACAATCGCACTGATGGAGCTTGTGCTAGATATCTTAACGCAAAAAGGCGCAATAAAAATATTCTCAAAGCTATATTTCTTCAAGGAAATTCTAGTAAGTCCTTGAAAAAAGGACAAGTGTCGGACAGTAACAAAAGTAATAACATTATTCAATCCATTTTTGGACTATCCAAACCTGAAAATAAACAGGAAAAAACAGTTGTAGACATGCAAGGAATAGCAAAACAAGGATTTGATATTGTATCTTGTCAGTTTGCGATTCATTATATGTTCAAAGATAAAGAAACCTTAGAGGGATTTTTGTTAAATGTTTCTGAATGCTGTGCTATGAATGGTTACTTTATCGGTACAACATATGACGGTGCTAGTGTATTCGAATTATTACGACAAAAACAAAAGGGACAATCTGTTCAAGGTGATATTAATAACACTCGTGTATGGGAAATACGAAAACAGTATGAAGAAGATTCATTTGAAGCTGACGAAACTTCCTTAGGATACCAAGTCGATGTATATCAACAAAGTATCAACCAAATGTTCCCAGAATACTTAGTAAATTTCCAATTTTTGGAGAAAATCATGTTTGAATATGGTTTTGTTTTACCCACAGAAGAAGAAATTCAAAAATTAGGTCTACACCAATCAACTGGACTATTTTCGAACCTATTTGAAGAAATGAAACGTGATACAAAATATAAAACGGGTAAAGCTCTTGATTTAATCAAAGATCCAATACAAAAAAAAATATCGTTTTTAAATAGATATTTTGTATTTAAAAAAGTACGCGACTTTATTGGTGTAAACCCAAAACCAACAATGAGTGTGTCTGAAAGAACTTCTAAAAATTATATTCAACAGCTTTATAATTCTAGTAATACAGAACGTTTGTATCATGCGTTGAATCAAATTGCGAGGACCACTTCATTCTCTTCGGAATTGTTTCAAGCATATTTGGAACAAAAACTAAAAGGGGAAAGCAAAACTGTATATGATTACGATATATATCAATCATATTTAGACATACATAATATGAAAGAACACACATTGAAGCAAGACGTTGATAGAGGTTCCCAAAGGGCTACAAAAATAGCGAAACTATTGAAGAAAATTAAAAAGGATAATATCGTATCCTTCTTGGATTATGGGTGTGGCGACGGGGAATTTACAAAGTCAATATCCAGCACCTTACATTTAAGTCCAGAAAATGTTCATTGTGCTGACATAATTGAATATCCGTCTGTAAACGATTTACAATTTTCAAAAATAGAAAATAATGTTACTAAATTATCAGACAACACATTTGACTTAATAACTGTATTCATGGTTCTTCATCATGTCCATGACGAAAATCAAACAACCGCAATACGTGACATATATAGAGTGCTTAAACCAGGTGGTATTTTAATTTTACGTGAACACGATTCACCAACAAGGCAAAAAGATAAAGACGTATTTAAACAAGTAATTGATGTAGTACACGATATTTATGATTATATTGTAGACTCAGAAATATCGTGGAAAAACAAAGAAGATTATTATTCACATTACAAAGGAATGAAAGAATGGGACGAACTGTTGACAAAAACAGGATTCAAAAAATATGAAAAACAGGAACGATTTAATCATAACATAGAAACAAATTCGCAAAGAAGTTACTACAGAATTTTCACAAAGTAATAATTCCTTAAATATATTTATTACCACGAATAAATTCGTTACTTGCTATTGTGAAATCATCACCTACACAATCTTTTTTGACTATTTTGTGTTTTTGTGTAAGGTAACGCAATTTATCTTCATGAGAAATTGTTCTATCATGAATTTGTCTATCGCGATCTATTATGTTGTTGCATGCTTTTACAGAAAACTGTAAATAATCACTTTTTCTAGAATAATATTCGTTCAGAAGAACATCTCTCTCAATGTCCGTATTTAAATCTCTTCCAGATTTAAGAGCCTTCCAATATCGTGATCTATTTGTTTTTAATTGATTCTCTTCATAATTTGTTTTACAATTTGCAAAAGTTGAACATTGCCTAACATCATAAGTTTTTTTTAATTTCGGAGTATAATACTTTTCTCCACTTATAAAATCACTCTTAGAAGCATATTTCTGCTTCATACTTTTTATTATATTTATCGGATATATTAATTCATTGCAATTATTTCAATATATTATTTTAATATCGAAACAATTTTCTTTTTGATTTTGGATTTTCAAATTGTTTGTAGTTTAACGTCATATATTTAGTTAAATTCTTTTCATGAATAGAATTTGTTTTAAGATAAATGTTAAAAAAAGAATATATACAGTCCATGTTGTAATTGTAATTAGCGTCGAAAATAGCATAATAATCATTTTGAATCCTGCGATTCTCTAGAATTTGTGTGATGGAATAATGTAGCTGATTGTATGTTGTACAATCTTGATTTGTGTCAATGATAAAAGGTACATTGTATTTTTGTATAATACTAGTATCAATTCCTGAATATGGAGTTAATAGTATAGCATATATATTGAGATACAGCTGTTGGTGAAAAAAACTCATCATTTTATGAACATTTTTATCGTTTACATAACAACAAACATAAACAATCGGCATATTTTTGTCTATTATAGAATGCGTTCTTGGTTCAAATTTAAGAGTGTTATATTCGTAATTGAGTTTTGACATAATGTTTTCATAATTCAACGTATCGTACTTAGTTGTTTTTATCCACAACCCTCCGCGTTGATTATCCTTTAAATCAACAATTTTATCAATTGTTTTTGTTAATTTCCCATTTGTAGTGAAAGCAGTACAATGTTTGTTTTTTGTTGCTAATTCAAATAATTTTTCACCTCTCAAACTAACAGTTGCTAAGCTTTCGCCTTCACATGTTTTACCTGGATAAAATTCCCATTCTTTACAAATATCATTTTTAGGTTGCATTACTATTTCGTTTGGTACACACTGCTTCTTCTGTATTAGTTCTACTTGATCTGTATTATAATATTGTGGAATAGTTATCGTCCTTATTTTTTTGTTTTTAATTTTATGACTCCACATTGTATACATTAAATTTACAAAATTGCGCGCATATAAAGTTGTATTATATAAAGTTTTAGTACGATTTTGCATAAGTTTAGTTTTAATATTTTGATAATATTTCATATTTGTAGCTAATCTATGCACGATAGTTTCATATTCAGTTATTGTGGTTGCTACTAATTCATTCAATCCTAGTGAATATAAAATACTCTTACACACCCTATTATGAAAAGTGTCCCCACATAAAGTAACTGTAGGAATACCGGCAGCGACACAATCACTTGTACTTGTATGTCCGTTAACTGCTACCGTATCGAGATTAAGATGAAACGACGCTATTCGATTTATATGTTCTATTTTGGAAAGTTGTGGTACAACTCGAACTTTATCGAATACATTCATTTTTTTTGCATCTTGCATGATGTTATTTTGAAAATGAGGATTTTTATTTATCACTATAACAAATATAGCGTTTTTTATGTTTTTCAATAAACGTAACCATATCAACACGATACTTCTATTGATTTTGTATGTTGAATTTACGCAACACATTATAAACGAGTTTTTAGGTATTTTCAAAGCTAATGTATTGAATGTAGAATACCGAACTAAATAATCTGCATTATTAACTTGATAACAATTTGGCATATACGCAATATTTTCGCGATAGTATTTGGTAGAAGAAAATGGAATTACTGTTTTGTCCGCTATTAAGAAATCTACATTAGATACACCTAAGGTTCCTGGGTAGCCAATAAAATGAACTTGAACAGGGGCTGGTTTTGATTTAAGAATATCAATAAAATTATTTTCCATGCAACCTTGCATATCAAATAATACATCTATATTTGTTTTGTGAATAGTGTCAGCCAAATTATTTCTATGAACTTTGTGTGTAATTCCAAATTTTGTATATTCTTCATCGATGTGATCATTTAAAGTCGTGAAGAAATGAATTTCAAAATAGTTTTTGTATTTTGATAAAATTTTAAAAAATGAATGACATAATTGACCAGAAGGTCTGATTGTGTGAAAATCCCTTGACAAAAACCCAATTTTTTTAATTTCGTCTTCTGGATTTCGTTCAACACAATAATCTTCAGAGTTTCCAGTTTCGTATTGTTCTGTACGATAATCCAATAGTTCTTCTTCCGTGTAGTCACAAGCTAGAAGCTTAATATTATCTAATTTTTTGATAGTATATGAATATCTATAACTTAGCATTATTGTATATATAAATTATATATACTATAATTAAACATATGACATATTTTGGAGAAGACTATAATTATGCAAAATCAATATATGGTACGGGTGAAAAAGAATCTAAAGTAAGTGAAAATGGTTCGAGTGAAGCATTAGGTAAAGATATAGCAGCTATCAGTGGATATATGGATATTATGTTAACAGGAGACAGTTATTTGTCGAAAAAGAGAAACAGCAAAGGAGAAGCATTACCTCTAGGAGGAAAATATTTTTTAAAATCAGCTTTAAGTTGTAAAGATATAGATACCGGTAAACCACAAACAAGAATGATATATATTAACAATGTACCAACAGGTTCAATAGCGGGAAGCGCACCGACAAATATGAAAGGTTTGATACCTGGTATCATACAGAATATTTTGAGTATCAATCCAAGTTCTGCGTTGAAAGATATGAATCAAAAATCTGAACCAGCATGTGTAAAGGTTGGACTAGAAGTAATTGATTCTACTAATTCAGAATTGAATAAAAAACAAGAGGAATATGTAGCAATATCAGATTTAATTCAAATACGAAATAATTATCAATCAATTATGAGTAATGGTGAAGAAGCATTTACACTGGATCAATTAAAATCATGGACCAAAAAAGCAAATTTAGATCCCAAAACAATTGAGCGATTCGAAAACGCAGATACATATAAAAAAAATTATTTTCATTCAATTGAATTTAAACTATACAGTATGGGTATTGTTCTATTGTTTTCTTTTATATTGTATAGATGCATGAATAAATAAATTTGTAAACTCGTTTAAAAGCATATTTTTATATATTGTACTGAACCAATATGCGTAGTTCACTATTGTTTTTAAGCTCAATTGCAAGTACATTGGGATATTTTGTTCCACTTTGTCATTATAACTTTTTCGGGCAATATGTATGTTTTCCACCACAAGAATATTTTGACTCTATACACGCATATGATCA